TTGAACTGTTCATTCGCTTATTAATGTTGTCTTTTATTACTGCATCGGTTAAACCTATTTTTTTACCGTATAGTGTTTCGTTAGCTATAATGTCTCTAAGATTTTGGTTTGCATTTTGCTGAAACTGCTCTTTAAGTGCTGGGTCTGTTTCTTGGCTAACCATAAGCATACTTGTAGCAAAACCGTTATAAGACGTGTTATATGTTGAATCATACGTATCTTTATCTGCGACTTGTTGTTGCTTTTGTTGATATTTAGCAGCGGTTTGCTGGTATGTATTGTACGTTTCAGAAAACGCCTTACTAAACATCTCTTGTTGTCTAGGATTAAGGTTTTTTAGAGCATTATCTCTAATTTGGTTAAGAGAACTTTGAGACTGATTAATTACGTCCGGTACTTCCGGTGTGGTATCGGTAGCTTTTGCCCCTAAGGCATTAGAACCTTTTAGGGTAAAAATACCGTTATCGCCATAGAAGTTACTATGTAATTGATTCATTGCGTTATTATACGCATTGGTAACGTCGTAAGCGTCTTGTTTTTGCTGATAAGCCTGAGCCGCTTGTATGTTTTCCTTAATACCTGCGAATACAGGTGATCCCATATCTTGCATAGGTGCCGTTACAGGTTGCATATTACCTGCTTGTCGATTTACACTAGGCTGCCAAGATGGTATTTGCGCCATATTAATACCCCCACTTTTTAGACCAGTCATAGTTATTTTTCAAGAAAGAGTATGGTTTAAATCCTGACGTAGTGGTAAGGCTAGAATAATCAAAGCTTTTACCGGCTGTTGATCCTGTACTCTTATAAGGGGTTAAGCTTGAAGCATAGGAAGCGGCTGCACCTAAATAACCGCCTGTTTTAGCGTTTGAGGCGTATGAATTAAGCACACTGGCCTGATTTTTATAATTCCTAGATTGCTGTAAATAGTTATTTTGTTCAACGGTCGCATTATATTCTAAGTTATCGAGGTCTTTTTGCGCTCCATATGCAATATCTTGAACCACTCCAAGACCGGTTCCATACCCAGAATCTGAACCATTTGCAGCCATACCGGCCCTTGCCGTACCAATTTCCTGCCGTTTGCGTTCTTGTATTTCTGCCGCTTGTGACTGTTTATCCTCTTGCACTTGGTTAGCTTGTTGATTGGCTAATGCTGCATTCTGATTAGCGATTGATGCCTGTTGGCTATATGCCGACGCTTGGGAATTTCCTTGTAATATAGACGTTCCCATGCTTAACGCTGTTAGTGGATCACACATGTATGTCACCTCCGATATGCACACGGCATAAAGTTCCGTATTCTGTAACAATTGGCTTATCAATAGTAAACCCCATCGACTCAGCCCACTTCATAACGAATGTTTTATTTACTTCCGCGAAGTTTTCAATATATCCGTATTCATTTAACATGAACCGTACATACTTCTTTGACTCTTTGAAGAACGACAAAGGCAACGATTCTAGATTAGCATCGAACATAATCCATATCGTTGCCCCTTTTTCGTTTTTAGCCACTCCAGCAATAGAAAGAAGTTTGCCTTTATCCTCTACTACCCAGCAGTAATCAGACATTTCTTTTGACTTAAACAGTCCATCTACACCGCCGTATCCGGCTATGTTAAGGTTTCTTTCATCTTCCGCTCGGAGATTATACCTCAAGATATCTTCGTGCGTCGCCGCTCTAATTTCCACCGCTTGTCACCTTCGGAGTAATCGCAATACACCAAAACGGTGTAGCACCCGATCCTTTAATAACGATTCTACCGTCATACTCAAATCCTGAATTAACAGCAACATCAACCAAATCACCGGTATAATAATCCGTTTGAGGATAAGGAAGCGTATTAAAATAAGCATCTTCATCTATTCCAGCCTCGCCGCCTTTTGACTCAATCACCGATACAGTAAGCGAATTAATAACCTTCTTGCGGTCAATGCCAGAATCAATTGATAACGATTTAAATAACCAATCAAAGCCAAGCCCTACAGTCACATTTGTAGCCGCATTATCTAATGTAATAGTACCGGCGCTAGAAACTGTTTTATAGCCAACGTCAACACCATCAGCGATTACCTTTACTGATTTACCAACTAGCCACGTTAAACCAGTTATAGAGGTAGAAGCGGTAGAACGGGTATCACTAGCGGAACAATCCAGCCCTATATAGGTTGTACCATCCGTTGTATCCCTTTCTGCCAACATCTCCACATAACGCACCGTAGAACCGTTTACAGTACGTTTAACGATAAAATATACATCGTCCTGGGTATCACCAGGTATACAGGACACTGACTCAAAACTTCCGTCTGTTACGTGATGCGTCCAGGCCCAAACGTCCTGTTCTTTCATATAGGTAAACGATAATAAAACGCCGTCACTCCTAACGCACCATAGAATACTATTTGGATTTTGCTGATAGTCCCAATCTGTTATGGTGTATCCAGAAAATAAATGGTCAGCTAACACCGATAACTCTGTAGACGCATACCCAGAAGAATCCGTATAGCTTAATCCTTGAACCTTATTTGCATTACGTTTTAAATAAACTACAGTATCACCAATAATAACCGGCTTGCAATTACTACTACAACCAGTAGCGGTTCTTTGATGCACGATTTTACTTTTATATGAAAAAACGCCTGACGTAGACGATGGGCTTATAGTCCATTCTGAATTACTGGTAAGCGCGACTAAATCCTGAGTAGGTACTAACCACTCAATGGCGTTAACCTCTCTTGATGGAAGCCTGTCGTTTATTCCTTCATCTTCTACTTGGTCAATAGATACAACATTGTTGTAATAATCGTCCACTGCGCTAGCCCAATATGTATTAGGGCCATAATCATTTCCACCTGAAAGCCATCTGTTCTGAAAGAAGGTTCCTGTTCTAGGCCATCCGCGATAATCAGACCAACAACCTTCTGCCCAGGATTTATAATATGAGTTACCATTAGAAAAATTCGTTTGCATAGTTGCAGTAACAACAGTACCGGAAGTGTATGCCGTAATCTTGAAGTATGACCACCGTTCACCGCCAGTAACATCCATGTAAGCCGTTCCGCTACCGTTGTTATATTCGTGATATAACCTTAATAAACATTCGTCATCTTCTGAACCAGTAGTGTTAACAACGGAATTATCGTTATATGCCCAAGTTACTGTTTTTAGCGGATACCACGTAGTGCCATCGTCAATTGATTTTTGAATAACGCAGTTCCCCAAGACATTATTGTAAGTAGGAACCATAGACATTTCCCAATCTCCAAAAACCCTAAATGAATCAGAAGTAAACGCTTCTGTACTTCCTATTGTCATTGAATACGTAGCAGCATGGGATCTGTTTCTGATTGCCCATACAGAACCTACATGGCTACTACTAAATATAGAACTGGACGCTGTAACGGTGACGGAATCACCTTCATACAACCAAGTATCTCCACTGGAATTCGTTAATTGAATAGTAGTATCCGTGTCATTTTCCGTCATCAAAGGGGAATTAGTTTCACTTGCTGTACTTATTGTCCAAGCCGAATGTCCGGTTCGTGTGATCAGCCTCTTTTGATACGATGGATGTGTAACATACAGAATGTCGGCAGACTGTTCAAACTTTAAGTTCCATACATCGGCAACAGGGAACGGAGTAGTGAGTTCATACGGAGTTGTACCATCAGAAGTAACGATCCCGCCGTCTTTATATACCCGCATGTAATAGTCGCCAAACTCCAGCATATACGCCTGTGTAATGGAAAACGTAAACGGTACTAATCTTGCCTTGTTTGCTGCTGTTTTAGTGGCATATATATATTGAGTCCCAGTACGCGCCTGAAACCCGCCTTGTGGCAATACTATAAGGTTTTTCATGGTGTCTGCTGCCACTTGGTATTTAGCAAAATCAACCCTACGCCGCATAGCAGGTGCAAATTCGCCGCCAGCAAAAGAAGGTTGCATTTTAGAACTTGCCATTTATCCAACCTCCTCGGGATGATATATAAGAAGGCCCGTTTTCTATTTTATTATCTTGTTCGTACATTTCAGCTTTCTGCGCTTCACTTAATTTAATTGTGTACATTTGATTAGCAATTTGCATAGCCTGAGTTGTTTTAGATAATCCAGTGCCTAGTTCAGACGCTATCTTCCAAGCCAAAGCAGTAATAAATTCGTCAGACATTATGCTTTCGTCAGCATCAAGAATGTATTCTGCATAAGCGTCTTTTATATCGGTAATAATGCGCTTATATTGAATGGAACTGGAAACATAGGTTGTTACGTCGAAAGGTTGACTTCCAGCCCCTATTCCGTCTTTATCGCTTATAGTTAATATCCTAATAGCATCACTAGGGTATTCATATACATATTCATATTTATTGTTCGTTTCCGTTGTAACGGTTAATACTGAAATACATTTAGAGAACTTCCAAGGGAAAGTCTTTAATACTTCTCTTTTTGCTTTATCATAAGCACGGTTGCACATTTGTGCTTCTGTGGAATTTTCACTGAAAGATTGAATTGGTCGAGTTACGCCGATATACATTAATGCTAAATTACAAATTTCGAACTTATTCATAAATACCTCCCTAAATGGGAAGGGCAGGGTATTCCTGCCCTTTAATACTACAATTCCGGCGAATCGTTTATATAGGCAACAATAGTACCGGAAGTCATTGTTGCTGAAGCAGTGAAATACAGTCTTAATAATTCCTCGGTATCTTGTATCGGCATTGGAATTACTTTGTGATAACCAGCCGTAAGGCTCGTATATTCAACAGCACTAATAGGTGTTCCCATTGATACTGCACTGGGAAAGTCCTCGTCATCATCACTTTGCAATGCTACCGTTAATGTAGCCCCGCTGGTGCTGGACGCAAAAGCTTCTACCACCCTGATATGAAGATATGCAGGTTCAAAAAAAGGCCCTTCAGTACCAAGGTCAATGACATTGGTCGAAGCAGCCGTGGTGGTAATGGTTTGATATGCAGTTCCATCGGTTTGCTTAGTAAAACTTAATTCTACATCATACATTAAACATCACATCCTTTCATTAAGAAACCAGCGTTTCATCGGCATCCAACACTTCGCATAAACGAATAGGAACACCAAGGAACGCTGGTGTAATTTTACCGTTTGTTAAGTTTTCCATAGTAAGAAAGGCATTACTCTTACCGATCGCTTTCTTAACAAAGGCTGTTTTAACTTTTCTACCACAATAAAATCTTGCTCTCGGAGAAATATTAGGAATGGATTCAATAGCCTCAATCATTAGATTTAAAAGGTCGGCAGAACCATCAGTGGTTTGTCCTGCTGTAGATAATGCAGAAGCATCGATATTAGCAATGCGGACAATCTTCTTGTAGTTTCTAACGGCAATACCCGCTCTCCACTCCCACATATCTCGATAGGCTGGCATGAATTTACCATCGTCAAGTTTAATTAGTTCTTCGCCGTAGTCTTTATGCTGCAAACCAACCTCTGTATTTTTGGGATAGAACCCACATACAGAATCTTCTCCCCAATCAATCAACCAGATAGAACGGTTATCCGTTCCTGTTCCCCCGGCAGCAAGCACATAGTCTCCATAATACTTAGTGGTAGTGGCTTTATAAAACTGTTCCAATCCATTAAAGCCTTGTGCATCGCTGGACTTAGAACCTTTAAATAGTTGATTGGCTAATTTTTTACCCATAGCCCCGATAAACGGCTTATTCACATTTGCCCTGAAGCCCATTTTGTCGTCAGCCGCATCAACAAGTTCCTTATCAACTACGCCAAGCGCAGTAAATAATGATGCGTTTACTTGCAGGTTTTTAAACGATGCATGGCTAGAAGTCATACCTTCATTAACGCCGCGGATTGTTACAACAGGGTCAGACGCTAATTGAGTCGTCTGTAAACCATACTCTTTATTACCAGGGATAACAAACATATCATCCAAAATATCAATAATTTTAGCTGCCTTACCGTCAGGATCTTTTTGTGATGCATAGTCTTTCCATGTTACTCTTTCACTTGATAAAGTTGCCATGTATTAATCATCTCCTTATTTCATCGTGTCGCCGTATAAAATTTCACCTAGCGACTTGTTTTGTGGTGCTGCCTGTCCCAGTTTAAACTCAGGGTCAGCAAAGTCCTTGCCCATCTTGACAATGGCATTAAAAAACGGCTTAACAGAATCAGGTGAGAACCCGATTGCCCCTGTCATAGCCGTGTGGAAAGCTTCTACAGCTTCCTTGCCACCATATTTTTCAATTAATGAATTAGCATTGCCTAAATCTTTTTTTGCATCAGCCCCTTTAAATCCATCGATAAACTCTTTGTAGCCTTTTTCGCATTGTTCATTAATGTCTTTTACAACCTTTTCAGCGGTGGATTGAGCTACCTTAGAACCAAGCTCAACCATTTTATTAGCCTGTTCAGGGTTAAGTCCGTATTCTTTAGCCGCAGGGATAAACTCATTAATCAATTCATCATTAGCAGTAAATCCCTCTGGGAAAGTCGGCGTATAGTCGGCTAATAAATCCGGCTTTGTTTCTTGCTGCTCATTTTGTGCCTGTTCTCCCTCGGCTTTGTCAGCGTCTTCGGCTACTTGGTCTATAACTTCTGTTTCCACACCACCGCCGCCATTATCGCCAGATGTATCGGCGGTTTCAGTAGATTCCTCCGCAAATAATTGCAGGTTAAATGCGCCTAGGCTGTCAGACTGTGGCGCGTTTTCGTTTTTCATGGTTTTTCCTCCTTAATTTGGGCATAAAAAATAGCAGGGTGTTAGCCTGCATAAAAGCTTATATCATTATCCTTTAATACTTGGTAAAGCGCATGAGCCATAGCATCTGTCAATTGTTCGTCACATCTCAGGTCACTTCTCCCTATCGAATTAAACATACAATGGACTAATTCATGCATGAAAACGTAATTTTTATAATCACCTTCTAGTGTAGATTTTAATACTATTTGGCAGTTAGTATATCTTGCTTCACCATCTGCATTACCGCATATTAACTCGGTATCTTTGTCACATCTCACCTCATACTCAATTCCGCTTATTTTTATTTTGCTAGGTATCACTTTTCTTTTGCCACCTTTGCATGAACCTTTACCTTTAGGTATTTTTAACAACCTCTCTTTCTCGCATCATCAATTCGCATTTATCAGGGTTAATACGGTATATATCCTTATAAATAAAAGTAGCCGCATTTTGCAATGCCGCCGTTCTGTATGCGTTAGCTGAGTTTTCGCTATTATACTGTTGATACTGCAATAAGTCTAATACGAAAGAAACAAAGTTCCTTCCTTCCTGTGAACCCATTACCGTGTTAATCATATTGTCATGCTTTAGTTGATTGAGCTTGCCAAGCTTTTCTTTTTCTCGTTGCTGTGCATACATTGTTTTTAAGTCATTCATTGTTGCACCCCTAACATACGAGTTAATGCGTTATCCGTATCCATTGGTATCCCGCCTGCCTTTTGTGCTACATCAGCGGCAACCTGTGCCCCTTGCATCATTTGTTCTATTTGTTGCTGTTTTTCTTGCGCTTGTTTCATTTTCTCTAGCTGTTGATCAGTACGTATCATCTTACCGGGCGCACCGTACAATTTAGCCCCTTCTGATATTGCAGCAGATAGGTCAAGTTTCTGTAACGCCGCCCCGGTAGGGTCTAATTTAGCGCACATTGCAGCTAATTCTAATGTACTGTTTATCTTGCTAATATCTACATATTTCTGAGCCTGTGCCATTATTGACACATATTCGGTCTTAATATCCTGTCCTTCTAGCTTATGCCAATCTTCTTCTGCAACGTAGTCACCAATATTCGGATACGCTTTTGCGGCTGAAGCATAAGCAAATAAAATATCCTGGGAAACGTTTAAGTATTCGGTGTTAAAATTCTCTACTGCTGCGCCTAAAGCAATCATCTTCTCTCCGCTTATCTGGTTTACCTCAGTAGCGGTCATTTCCTTTTCAATATTGCTCATGATTGGCATAAATAGGTCGTTATAGAACTGCGATTCTATTTGTTTCTTCTTATCTGCAATAGCTTGCCATCCTATTTCTAACTGTGGGTTAGTATCGAACAAACGTCTTATAGTTCCATCAGGCCCACCAGTGGCAATGGAGTTATACATTCCAGGCAACGCGCTAATACGTCCGTTGCCATCACCAGAAATAGGAGGCCCTTGCATTGGTGGCCTTACTTCCAGTTCAACCTGACACATCCAGTCGTAAATCATCTTTTGTAGTTGCTTGCAGTTGCCAAGAGCATTTCGTCCTGGATACATCTTGGCGTATGTCTCATTGTTGTTGGCGTACCACCTAGGAGCCGCAAAAGGTTTCTGGTCATATCCTTTTATATCGACAATCTGTTTGTCACCGCTTTTACCTGATAAATAATAAACTGACACCCATTCTTTCTTGAAAGGTGCCAGTTTTTGTGAATCAGGTTCAATTACGTGTATTACCTTATAGTCGTTACCATCTGGGTTACTGTCTGTAATACTATTATTTACCTCTACAGGAAGATTATCTTTACCAAACAACTCCTGCAGCTTATACGCTGAATAGGTGATATCTCGGAATAGCGTATCAACTAAGCCTTTACCATTAATGCCTAGCCAATACTCTCCTACATTAAGTACGGTGCAATGGATGATATTATTATAATCAGGTTCAAACACCATTACCGCCACGCCTATAGCGGATAACTGAGCATACATGCTAAATGCACCGCGGTAAAAGTTTGACTGATGATATATAGAGCGGTCTTTAGCCGTTACATCATCCAGCCAAGCCCTAATTCCCGGTATTTCATTGTCTTCATCATTGGACATTGTTCGCTGTGCCCACGGCCTTGAAGGGCTAGATATCGAAGCAAATAACCCTGCAGCGCATTTCTGCCAATAATCTGTCGGTGCTGTGTCGTATATTAATTGATCTTCTCTATCGCCTTTATCATCATTATCCGTGTTTAAGTATCCTTTTAAATCAGGCGCAATGTTATCTAGTATATCAGACCATGTACTTTCATAGCTTGTTCGTATCTTTTTTAGCCTAGCAAGCTTATGATTATAATATTTAATTGCCTTTTCCTTTTTATCCATATTATCAGCTTCCTAGTTGAGTTTTTAATGTGTTTGCTGCACCTGTTACACCCTGCCCACTTGTGGCAATAGTTGACTGAAATCCCTTACGTTGTTTCTGTTTCTCAAGCTGTTCTGCCGCCGTATCTGCCGCCGACGTGGTAGCAGATTTTGTTACGGTAGCAGTACTTGTATTAATGCTAGGGGTTTTAAATAAATTGCACACGTTAGCCCTCCTTATCTCCTAAATGGATTATGCTTTGTCTCTACTTGAGTAACCAGATTATCACTAGGCCGCCCCATTTCATTTTGTAGGGCGTACCTGATGGCATCTATAATGTGGTTATCTTTGTCTACCGGTTCCGGTAGCACTTTGCCATCCTTGTCCTCCCGCCATTTGTACACGGTAAATTCGTTTATAGCCTCACGCAAGCGGCAATCAATAACAATCTGTAGCTTTTGAAGCCACTGTATACCGAAATTAACGCTGTCCTTAAACTTAGTACATGGTATCGCATTAACTCCCATTTGGCGCAATTCTTGGATGTTTAGCGGCGCTTGGCAGTCGCAAGTGATTATCTCGTTACTAATAACATTTTTAACAGCTACCGATAAAACATCATTGGTAAATCCATAATAATATTTAGCGTCGACAATGTACAAGGTGTTTTCTCGGCGCTCATAGTGGCATCTAACAAACGCAGTAGGATCATTGGCAAACCCAAAGTCTAGTCCGTTCTGCCACCTGTCCCACATTCTTCCGCCTAAATCCTCAGTACGCCAATTAGTGAATATAACCTTGCCCAGCACACCCCAGTTGCCATCAGAATATACGTCCTTGTAATACTTGTCCTTTTCATCTTCCAGAGCCTTAACATCATCAGCGGTAAGAAACTTGTTATCGCGGTATGTGGTCTTGAGAATAGATAATGTATCATCCTTATACTCGCGCTTTGAATCATCCCATCTACCCTGGAAATACTCAGTAAAAATCCAGTGCGTTTTATACACTGGATTAAACGATAGGATTATGCGCTTTTTAACCTTACTAACACCACGCAGACGCTTTTCCAACTGCTTAACATCTTCATAGTCTGCCTCTGTCGCTTCTTCATACCACACGTCAGTTAACACGCCTTTAGCTGGAGTAATTGACTTAACCTTCTCAGGGTCATCCATACCACAGAATAGTATTTGATAGCCATTTTTACACGTGATAACCAAATCAGACTTGTTGCAGTCGAAGTAGTCAGTTAGCTTAAAGAAGCTTATTGCCTTGGTTATTTCGTTATAGCTTGACCGCCTTAGTGTACTGGCTACCTTACGCACAATGAGGTAATTGTGGCCTCCTGCTACTATATCTAATA